ATGACGACGCCATTAGATGAAATGATTGCCGAATTTGAGAAGGCAGACGACTACATGAAGGAAAGGGAGTTACGGGCAAAAAGAATAAAAATGCCCGCCGACCCAGAAGCCTGGCTATCGAATCTTGAAAAAAAGCTGGCGGAAAAGTTGCCGCAGCTTCCTGAGCCTGTCCGTTCCGAGTACACCGAGCTAATGACCGATCAGATTAAAACCGCCCGAAATTGGCTGGCTCTGGGGGAGCAGGCAGCGCTAAGAACTATGGTTGCCCTGCTTTTCGACAATTACAACCTAGTGCTGCACAACATTGACCGGAAAGACGCGGCCCCGGCACGCAAAGGGCGGTCTGCTGGCGGCCAATCAACGGCAGAGCAAAAGCAAGCCGAGGCAGAAGCCAATATTGCCCAGGTGGTCGAGCTATGGGAAAAGTTGGAGGCACAGGGGCGCCCCGAGCGTGAGCGAGCGGGAATCATCGCTAATCGAATGGGGAGGCCAATAGACACAGTTAGGAGGTGGGTAAAGAAAGCGGGATTACGCTAAGCGTACAGACTGCGCCAAATCAGAAAGTGGCCTTGTTCAAAACTGAATGAGGCCAAATCATGCGAAACACCACCCACGTAGAAACCACCCAGCAAAACGCAACCACCCTACCCCCGGAATCAACCGTAACCATGCCCCGGTTATGGGATCAAAAGACCCTTGCGGCTTACCTTGGAAAATCAACCGCCTGGTGCGAGCGCGCCCGATGGGCGGGGGAAGGCCCCAGGTTTATTAAGCTGGGCCGGCATGTACGTTACCGGGCTGAAGATGTGCTGGAGTGGATAGACTCACATGCCAGCGCTCAGAACATGGAGGGCGCTGCATGAAAAACGCCCGACCAGTTTCCCAGCCGAGCGCCCTAACCTGCGTTAATGATACCAGCACCCAGGCCCAACGAGAAAGGCTGTTAGCCGCCCTCAAAGAGCTGGGAGCGGTTAACACCCTGTTTGCCCGTGACACCCTCAACATCATGTCACCCGCTGCCCGAATCAAGGAACTCAGGGAGCAAGGGCACAAGATCGACACCGACCGCTTATACATCTATGACCGGGATGGCCGGTTGCATAGCCGTGTAGCGCGGTACGTCCTCATGAGGCAAGCACAGGCGAGCGACTGAGGGCGACACAATGGGAGCTATCGACCTGTTCCAGCAAAGGCTGGGCAGGCGGCCCTATTGTGGCGATAACCTGGCCACGGATGGCCTTTATCGTCTGCCGCTCGCCTCAGCAATGACCCACCGACTGATACAGCCGAACACAGCCAAGCGGGTAGCTGCACTGTGCTTTGACATAGACCGAAACGGCGCCGCACTCGACTGGTACGACCGCCACGCCCCGGCCCCGAATTTGTCCGTAATGAACCCGGCCAACGGGCACGCCCACCTTATTTACTTGCTGTCTGCTCCGGTTGCCGTTTCAGATGCGGCCCGGATAAAGCCCGTGCAGTATCTAGCAGCCATTCAGGAAGGCTTACGCAGCACTCTGGAAGCCGACCGGGGATATAGCGGCCTTGTCGTGAAAAACCCCGCTAATGACTACTGGATTACGCGAGAATGGAACGCAGATCCTTACGGGCTAGATGAGCTGGCGGACTGCGTAGTTTTGCCCTCTCCTGCCGAATTACGACGCCGTGCCAGTGAATCTGATTACGCTGGTTTGGGGCGGAACTGCACACTGTTTGAGATGGTCAGGAAACGAGCCTATAGCCTTGTGCGCGATTACTGGCGGCCTGGTGGCGCTATTCCTTTCGCCTCTGCCGTTGTCGAAGTGGCAGAGGCCGAAAACACGCAATTTTCTACGCCCCTGTCGGCGAGCGAGTGCCGAGCGATTGCACGCAGTGTTAGCCGCTGGGTATGGCAACGGTTCAACCCTGCCGAGTTCCGAGCGATACAGGCCGCTAGAGGTAGCAAGAAGGGAGCGCGTACCAAAGCCCAGCTATTGCCCTCAGTAATTGAAATGGCAAGCCAGGGAGTACCGCAACGAGTTATTGCCGACACTCTGGGTATATCGCAAAAAACCGTTTCTAATTGGATAAAGTCGATTCGCGAATAATGTTTGAGTAAAAGCCATATCAGATAAACAGGGCATTACCCTGGAACGGCTTTAAGCAGTTATGCACACCAAGCGGCCCTCAGCCATGGACGGGCAAAAAGGGCAAAACCGCATGGCCTTTGTCCAAAAAGGAAACTGTTTCGAAAATGGACAAACCGAACCGCATGAAAACCGTTCTCATACCGTCCTACACCCGTTCAACGACCGTTCAACGACCGTTAATTCACGCACTGTTCATAAAAACAGCCTGTATACCTATACATACTTTGGTTATTTTTTATGCTAAGATTTAGACGTAACGAGCAATCGGCTGCCGTTACAGGCGGCCAGAGCATTATTTTATGCCGCTAAAGCGAGGTTCTAAGCATGAAACTAGCCGCACTCCGGGAACAGCGCTCCGCCAAAGTAGACGCCATGAAGGCCCTGGTAGACGCTGCCGCCAACGATAGCCGCGACCTGACCGCAGACGAGGCCCAGAAATTCGACGGGCTCAAGGCGGAAGAGCGCAACCTGACCAAACAAATTGAACGCGCCGAGTACCTGGCAGAAACCGAGCGCCGCGCTGCTGGCACTCCGGTATCGGATAACGCCTCTGCCGACTTTGACAAGCTGGCGGGCTCCGTGTCTGTCCTAAAGGTGATTCGGGCCCAGATGGAAGGCCGCTCTCTGGATGGCGTAGAGCGTGAGTACGCCCAGGAAGCGGAACGCCGCTCCGGTCGCAAGGCTCAAGGCGCCTTTATCCCGATGCAGGCCCTTGAAACCCGCGCCAACGACACGACCAGCGCCGCCGAACTGGTAGCCACTCAGAACCGCCCACAGGACTACATCGGCGCCCTGCGTAATCGCCTGCTAGCCCGCCGCCTGGGTGTTCGGGTACTGACCGGCCTGCAAGGTGACGTAACCGTGCCCAAGCATGGCTCTAGCCTGTCCCTGGGCTGGGTTGCCGAAGGTGGCGCCGTGCCTGAAGGTACTATGGGCTTTGACTCGGTAACGCTGTCTCCGAAGCACACCGGGGGCAAAACCGAGATGTCCCGCCAACTGATTCAGCAATCAAGCCCTGGTATCGAGCAACTGGTACGGGATGACCTGACCGCCCTGGTAGCCCAGGAGATCGACAAGGCCATTTTGGTAGGGGGCGGCGTTAACGAGCCAACCGGCATCATTTCCAACGCCAACGTGCAGACCGCCACCATGCCGGCAAGCTGGGCGGACGTTCTGGGCCTGTCTGAGCTGCTGGAACTGTCGAATCTGGACGGGACCACCTTCCTTTCTGACCCTGCCGTGCGAACCACCTTTGCCAGCACTGAGAAAGTGGCCGGCTCTGGATCTGGCTTCCTGGCGGAAAACGGGCAGATGGATAGCAAGCCCTACATGGTGACAAACCAGATGCCGGCAGACACCCTGCTGTACGGCGATTTCTCCCAGGTCATGCTGGGCATTTGGTCTGAAATCGACATTCTGGTTAACCCCTACGCCGAACCGGCCTACTCCCGTGGTGGTGTTCAGGTTCGCGCTATGGCGACCTGTGACGTAGCCCTGCGCCACCCGCAAGGCTTTGTTGTAGCGACTCCGGTCTAAGGGGTGAGCATGGAACGGCGAGCACTTGAAAGCGCCGTTGTAAGCAAAGGCCGCACCCTGTACGGGTATGCGGCCCGCTTCAACGAGCCAACCGATCTGGGGGGATTTTCTGAAATCATCCGGCCCGGTGCTTTTAAGCGCTCGCTGGCCAGTGCTGACGCTCAGAAAGTCCGCGCCATTTACGAGCACGATTCCCGGTCACTGCTGGGACGCCTGGGGGCTGGAACCTTGCGGCTGTATGAGGACGCCAAGGGCCTGGCCTTTGAGGTGGATCTACCCGACACCCAGCTAGGCCGGGATTTGCCTGTTCTGGTGGAACGGGGCGACGTGGCCGGCTGCTCCTTTGGCTTCATTGCCCAGGGCGAGCAGTGGGAAGGCGAAACCCGCCACCTAACAGACGTGGATCTGTTCGAGATAACCATTACCGCCACGCCGGCCTATGACAGTACCACTGTGCAGGTACGCGGTAAGCAGCCGCAGAGCGTGAAACTTGCCCGCCTGTATCTGGAGGCTTGCCGATGAAGTGGAACCCGTTTAAGAAGCCCGAGCAACGGAACAACACACCGGCCTATGACACCTACTATTCCAGTCTGGCCATTGGTGGTGAGTCTGCCGGGGTATCGGTGAACACGGAAACTGCCGAAAGCATCAGCGCCGTGTACGCCTGCGTAGCGGCCATTTCCGAGACGGTAGGAAGCCTGCCCCTCTACGTCTACAAACGGACAGACAAAGGCCGGGAGAAAGCCCCACAGCACCCGCTGTATAAGCTGCTGCACGACACGCCCAACGACTACCAGACCGCCCTAGAGTTCCGAGAGCAACTGCAACGGCACGTTTTGCTGCGCGGCAATGCCTACGCCGAGATTGTCCGCAACGGAGCGGGCCGGCCCTCTGCCCTGCTGCCTGTTCACCCTGACCGGGTAACGATTCTCCGCAGCCAGCAAGGCCGGTTGCTGTATGACATTGTGGACGATTCAGGCCGGACACGGCGCCTGCTGGCGGACGAGGTGCTGCACGTTAAGTACCACTCAGACGACGGGATCATAGGCCGTAGCCCGATTCAGGTAGCCCGCGATACCGTTGGCCTTGCCCTGGCAGAGCGCACCCACGGCGCCAAAATGTTTGAGCAAGGTACAAAGCTGTCCGGGGTAATCGAAACCCAACCGGGCACGACCAAAGACCAAGCCGCACAGATCCGGGATAGCTGGGCTGCTGGGCAAGCCGGAGTAAACAACCACGGCAAGACCGCTGTATTGCCCCAGGGCGCCCAATTCAAAACGGTATCTATGACCCTGGAAGATGCGGAATGGATCGCCGCCCGCCGCCTGTCCATCGTGGAATGTTGCCGCCTGTTCCGTATGCCGCCGGTCATGGTGGGCGATATGGAAGCCGCGAACTATTCCAACGTGGTAGAGCTGGGCCGGTTCTTTGTGACCAACACCCTACGCCGCCACCTTGTCGCCTGGGAACAGGCCATTAACCGCGTTCTGGTGAATGACCCCGCCACCTACTTTGTAGAGCACAACGTAGAGGGCCTGTTACGGGGTGACAGCCTGACCCGCGCCCAATTCTATGAGCGGGCCATTAGTGACGGATGGATGAAGCGGAGCGAAGTGCGCCGCCTGGAGAATATGCCAACCATCGAGGGCATTGACGATGAAGCAGCACAGACCCGAGAAGCTGGGTAATACCCACGTGAGCTATAAGCCAAAGGCGCGGGCATTGCCGTTGAACGGTGCCAAGTGGCGCCGGCTGCGTGCCCAGGTATTGGCAGAAGAACCGCTGTGCCGTTGGTGCCTGGCAGAAGGCCGGTACGTGGCCAGCGTAGACGTTGACCACATTAACAACGATGGCGACGACAACAGGCGCGATAACCTGACCGGCATGTGCCATGAGTGCCACGCCCGCAAGACACGGGCAGAGATGAACGGGCAGGACGTGAAGCGCAAAGGCTGCGACCGGAACGGCTTTCCACTTGACCCAGGCCATGGATGGAACAGCGAAAAAATCACCAGCAACCGGAGCGCTACGAACCGCGCCCCCAGTCACGAAAACACAGCCGAGGGTTAGGAGTTCCGACAATGCCAGGCCCAGGTAAAAAACCAACCGCCTTGAAGGTGTTAGCAGGCAACCCCGGCAAGAAGCCATTGCCTGAAGGTGAACCGAACTACGGCAACGCCGACTTAATGCCGCCCGAGTGGCTGACAGAAGGCGCAAAGGCACGTTGGGAACCGCTGGCCAGGGCCTTACAGGTTAACGGACTGCTCAACGAGGCCAACCGGGAAGTATTGGCCGGCTACGTGACGATGGTAGCGGAGTTCGCCAGGAAGGTAGAACAGACCGGAGAGGCTGACTTGAAGCTGATGCAGCAAATTCGACTGGTTGCCCGTGAGTTTGGTTTTACGCCCAGCTCTCAGGCCGGCATAGCAACCCCAGGCAAGAAACAGGCAGACGATGGCAAAGGCCGATTCTTCAAAGCAGGCTGATTACTGGTATGACGAGGACGCCGCAGAAACTGCCGTGGCGTTCTTTGCCGAGTGCCTGACCCACACTACCGGAGAGTGGCGGGGACAACCGTTTGTGCTGGATGAATGGCAGGCCCGCATTGTCCGGGATCTGTTCGGATGGAAGCGCCCGGACGGGACGCGGAAGTATCGAACCGCCTTTATTGCCCTGCCCCGGAAGCAAGGAAAGACGACGTTAGCCGCTGGCTTGGCCCTGTATGCCCTTTACTGCGACGGGGAGCCCGGCGCCCAGGTAATCAACGCCGCCGCAGACAGGGAGCAAGCCGCGCTTTGCTTTGAGAGCGCTAAGGGCATGGTAGAAGCCGAGCCCGAGCTAAACAGCCGCAGCGAGGCTTACAGGCGGTCTATCATCGTTCCCAATACCGGAAGCAGCTACAAGGTATTGAGCAGTGACGCCAACACCAAACACGGGCTTTCGGTTTCCTATGCCGGGATTGACGAGCTGCACGCCTGGCCAGACCGGGAACTGTACGACGTACTGGTTACGAGCATGGGCGCCCGGCGCCAACCGCTGACAGTCGTCACGACCACGGCAGGCTATGACAAGCACACCATCTGTTATGAGCTATGGGACTACGCGGTAAAGGTTCGGGACGGGGTAGTACCTGACGATACCTTTTTGCCGGTGATTTACGCGGCTGACCCTGACGACGATTGGACAGACCCGGCTACCTGGGCAAAGGCTAACCCCGGCTTTGGGGTATCGGTGAAAGAAGAATTTTACGCTCAGGAGTGCGCCAAGGCCCGCGCCCTGCCTGCCTATGAAAACACGTTCAGGCGCCTGTACCTGAACCAGTGGACGGAATCTGACAGCCGTTGGCTTTCCTCTGACGCCTGGAACGAGTGCGGGGGCAAGCTGCCCGACCTGTCCGGGGCGACCTGTTACGCCGGCCTGGATCTGGCCACCACGACCGATATAGCGGCCTTGGTGCTGGCTTTCCCGGTAGAGGGCCTGACCTACCTGATTCCGTTTTTCTTTGTGCCCCAGGAGGCCATACAGAAGCGGGTAAACCGTGACCGCGTGCCCTATGACGTGTGGGTGCGGGAAGGCTACATAACCGCCACGCCTGGCGCCGTGATCGACTACGACCACATACGGAACAAGATTAACGAGCTAGCTGGGCAATACCCAATCCGAGAAATTGCGGTAGACCGCTGGAACGCCGCCCAAATCAGCACCCAGCTAGAGGGGGACGGTTTCGAGCTAGTGGGCTTTGGTCAGGGCTTTGCCTCAATGAGCGGCCCGACCAAGGAATTTGAGGCCCGCGTAATCGGTAAGACCCTGCGCCACGGTGACAACCCGGTGCTGCGCTGGATGGCCTCAAACGTGACCGTAGAGCAAGACGCCGCCGGCAACCTGAAACCGAGCAAAAAGAAATCGACCGAGAAAATAGACGGGATTGTTTCGGCAATCATGGCCATTGGCCGCGCCATGGTGGCGAACGAGGCCCCGGTAGAAACTGAGGTATTTTTCGTATGACCCTGACACTAGCCAGCGTGAAAGAACATTTACGAGTAACCCACTCGGCAGAGGATAGCGTGATACAGAGCTATTGGGACGCCGCAGAGGGCCATGTAGCCGAATATCTGGGCGATGACCTGCCCGACCCTATGCCCGAGCCGATACAGGCTGCTGTGCTGCTTCTGGTGGGGGATCTGTACGTTAACCGCACCCGCCAGGCTGACCGCGTGCTGCATGAGAACAGCGCCTATGCCCTGCTGCTGAACCCCTACCGGACAACCGAGGTTCTGTAATGACCATAGGCAACCTGAGCCACCCGATTAAGATTAGAAGCCTGCAACTGACGCAAGATCCCGTTACAGGCGAGATGGTAGAGGATTGGGCCGACTTGGCCACAGTCTGGGGAAGCATACAGGGTGTTTCGGGCCGGGAATTTCTGGCGGCCTCTGCCGAGCTGGCCCAGACCACCCACAGAATCACCATTTACCACCGGGACGACCTGACGCCCGATATGCGGCTTGTGTCCGGTTCGACCGAGTACCAAGTAAAGGCCCTGTTACCGCAAAACGACCGCTTTCTAATGACGGTTATGTGCGAGGTTCTGAGCTAG